TTGAATACCTATGGGTGTGATTGGCTGGCACCTAAATGGGAACAAATTGGAGGGAGTATATCCGCAAACTTTGGCTTGAATATGATTGCCTACTATGGCCCTGAAAATGTGGTCATAGCCAATGATGATGTATACCGCCGCGTTCTTACGTGGCACTTCTACAAGGGTGATGGCAATTATTTCAGCACACGGTTCCTGAAGCGTAGAATATGGGGGTTCTTGTTTGGTAAGGATGGATGGCGACCGGATAGTAGTTGGGACCGCAACCTAGATTCAGAGCATATCCCTGGCCACGCAGATAGTGATGATGATTTTATTGCTAATACTCAGCAGATTAGTGTATCAATAGGTGCTAATCGTAATGTGACTATACGATTTATTTTAGGAAAGCGCACCGTGACCGGTGGTGCGATGCTGAATACTTTTGGATGTAATGGGTTTGGAATTAATTCGAGCCCTCTTACATTTCTTTCTAACCAAGCTCCAGATAAATGGCCTCCTGTAGTAACATCAGGTCCAATGGGGCCGTATCATCAGTATACAGACATACAATTAAATGATATAGGCACATGGTATGAATATTATCCGCCACTCCCATTCACAACTATCTTTAAGCAGGCCCTGGACTCTGGAGTTCTGGAAGTACCGTATCAATACAACTTCACTTGCAACATCGGGTGACCCATGACTGTTCTTTGGAGCAACAATGCTTCTACATCCATTGCAGGTAGCATCACTGCTACAGACACAACTGTAGCTCTAGCGGCAGGAACAGGTATAGAATTTCCAAACCCAACAGGAGGTGACTATTACGTTGCAACTTTTTATGACCAAGCAACTAAGACTAGAAATGAGATTGTGCATGTAACAGCAATGTCTGGCGACCATGCTACGATTGTGCGTGCTCAAGAAGGCACGACTGCGCAAGCATGGAATGCCGGTGATATCTTTGCTAACTTGATTACTGCTGGTACTATGCGGATATTCCAGCAAGGTACGGCTCCTACACCTACGACTATCGTTTATACTGCTCTGGATACTGGACCTGCAAATACGATTATTGCTACCACTGTTCCAACTTTTTCTACTTTGGTTGTTGGAATGCAAATCAATGTTAAGGTCAATAATGGCAACACTGGACCTACCACTGCTCAATTCAATGGTATGCCTGCTCAAAATGTAACTAGGAATAATGGAGCAGCATTGATTGGTGGTGACATAACCGCAACCGAAGAAGTAGTTCTTATTTGGAATGGAACAAATTTTAACACTCAACTCCCCGATCTTCCACAGCATCCACCGGTAACTACATTCTATGTCAGGACCGATGGAAATGATAGCAATACCGGGTGGTATAATACTTCTACAGATGCATTCGCCACAGTTCAAGGAGCTATCAACGCTATTAAGACTCGTTATTCATCGCAGAGTACAATTACTATCCGTATAGCAGACGGATCCTATACCGGTGGGTTTACTGATAGTGATACTTATATTGCAGCATGGGATATCATTGGCAATACAAGTAATCCGGGGAATGTTATTATTGATGCCACTTCTGCGGGTTCTTCTGAAGGGTTCGGTGCTCTGGCACAGGGTACCGCTCATATGACTGTGCAGGGTATGTCCTTTAGATCACACTATTCGAATTGTGCGGCGTCAGAAGTGGGATCTTTGACAGTTATTGGATGTAACTTCACAAGTAATCAAAGTTCGGCATCAGGAGTACTCTCCACGTATGGTTCTGGAGATCTATTCGTGTGGGGTAATTGTCAATACTCTTCCACTGGATATAACGCAACCTGTCTTTTTGAATCAGAAGGTGGACTTACACATCTGGGATATCACAGCGACTTCGTGTCGCAACCAATGATTATGACTATCGTAGGTGCTGTAACCTTTACGGTAGGAACCGCAGTAGCCACCACAGGTGGAAAGGTAGATTTGGACTCTGCTGGTGGTTCTACGGTTTCTGGTACTGTAACCGGCCATCAATGGCTTGCTAATCTCGGGGGCGGTGTTGGAAACACTGCTGGAGCCACTGGTGTCTGGCCTGGAAATCAGCCCGGAACTACTGTTTCACCCGGTTGGTCTAACCCATAAGGAATCACAGCTATGACAACAGCAGTTCAAGGCCCGAATACCCAGACTTCTGCTACCCCTGGCACTTCTGTCATAGCCATTCTTCAGAACGTGGCTGGAGGGTATATCGTTAATCCGTTAACGGCGGCGGACCAAGGTTTAGCTGCAACCGAAGCGTTGTACGTCAACCAAGTCACCACGGCTGATACTCATGCCAACAATACCACGATTGCTCTTCAACCAGGGCAATCCTATACGGTGGTCCCGAACACAACCACCCCGGTCCAAGTTGCATCTCTCAGTGCCAGCCACAAGTTCACAGCGGTACAGTGGACATGACAGACGCTCCAGGCGTACAACCACTTGATGTTCTAGGTGCGGGTGCTGGTGGGCCACTTCCGCCCGCATCACCATGGTTTGATTATGGCTCCTATATTCAATATAATAGAGGAGTTGTAATCGGTTCAGGGGTGGGTGGTGGTGGCATGGGGAATGCCACGATCAATGTTGGTGGATATTTTCTAAACGGGCAACCATTCGATTTTACTTCAGTAGTTGCTTTAGATGGCAGAACTGCTATGACCGGGTTGCTGACTCTGTCTGGCAATCCTGTTAATAATCTGCAAGCTGCTACGAAACAATACGTTGATAGCTCTGTTGCTGTAGCCGGGAATGGTAGGTTCTTAGCCCTTTCTGGCGGCACTATGACTGGAACCATTACTCTTGCTGCCGATCCCACTCTTCCATTAGCTAGTGCGACAAAGCAATATGTGGATGGCCGCACTCCTATTACTACTGATGCACCAAATAATACGAATTACTATGTTCGTTATCAAGGAACGTGGGCAGTCATGCCAGCCGGTATTACGATAGCTGATGCGCCAGCAGATGGAACAACCTACGCTCGTAATAACAATGCCTGGACAAACATCTTTGATGCGGGGACATTCTAATGCCCGACATCTTCAGAATTTTGAAGTCAATTGCTGCCGGTGCTCGTCCCACCGGTAAATCATATGGCGAGCCTTACGTTAATTTTGCAGAAAATCAATTTGGAGTAATAGATAATACGAATGCTGCGCGTGATTTGCTTGGCGCTCCATTATATTCTATTAATGCCAGTTATCCAGCCGGGGTGACTGTTGCTTATCAGGGAAGACTGTGGGTTTCTAATCAAGCTGTGTCGTTTGAGAATCCATTCAATTACGCACATTGGAACCAGCTTGCTCAAATTCCCCTTACCTCAGTTCAATTGGGTGCTGGTGTTATTCCTTCCTTAGTACCAATGTTGAATGGAACAGTGGTTGCTACTGTTTCAGGTAATGCTTTGACCGTTGCAATTAAGACATTAGCCGGGGCTGATCCAAGTGTTAATGATTATACGTATTTTATAACGAATAATGGGGTTGGAGGATATAATCCTTCTCCAATTTCAGGCCCACTGAGTGTAACTGTTCCTGCCGGAGCCACGCATGGTATCTCTACAAATGGTGCTCCATTTAAATTGTGGCTTGCGGTATTCAACACTTCTCCTTTCCAATTAGCTTTGTTTCAAAGTACAATTCTTGGCTCAACGAATCAAAAGATCGTTAGCTTAGATGAAAATGTAGGTGCCAGCGCATTAGCGTATAGTTCAGGTGGATTAAATCCTGGGACTTGGTACAGTGGAAGTGCTATTTCTGGTACTCGATTTCGTATTTTAGCGTGTTTAGAGTGGTCAGCCGGACTTCCTACAGCCGGACAATGGTCCGTAGCTCCTTCGTATGTACATCTATTCGGCCCCGGTGTTCCTCGGCCAGGAACAGTCTTGTCTACATGGTGGAAAAGTACGTCAACACTGGTCTCCTTTGGGACTGGTGCTCCTGTAGCACTAGGTCTTAGTAGTCAGCTTTCTTTACAGAGTGCTGCAAATGGTGTACTCATTCACGGTGCAATTGGTGGGATTTATTCGGCCACTGCTGCTCTTGCTGCCACATTCTTTCTAACTCGTAATGGACCCGGCATCTATAACCCTGCTGTACAAGCGGCTGGATATTCACAGGCAGGTCCGACTATAACAGGATGGCCATTTACCTATGTAGATCTTCCTTGGCAACTAACTCCTTTATATGATGTAGCCGGTCAAGTTACGGTTGGAAGCGGTTCAATGTCAACACAGTGGAATGGTTCTGCGTCTTCACTAATTATGCAGGAGATTGCGACATGACAGTAGTCATAAGCTCAGGTCATGGCAAGTATGTTCGCGGAGCCGTAGGCTACTTGGACGAGGTTAATGAGGCTCGCCGGGTGGTGGAACAGGTTGCTCTATTGCTCCGCAATGCTGGTGTCAAAGCCATTACGTTCCATGATGATACTTCTACAAGTCAGTCTGAGAACCTTAACACAATCGTAGCATTTCACAACAAGCAGACACGTGACTTAGACGTAAGCGTACACTTCAACGCTTATGAAACGACTGCAAAGCCTATGGGCTGTGAAGTTCTTTACGTCACCCAGGAGGATTTGGCTAGAGAACTATCAACGAATATGGCGGCTGCTGCCGAGCTTCCTAACCGGGGAGCCAAATTCAGGGATGACTTGGCATTCCTTAATGGCACAGAAGAACCAGCAGTATTGGTTGAAACATGCTTTGTTGATAGCTCAACAGATGCTGAACATTACCGGGATAATTTTGACAGAATCTGTACAGCCATAGCTGAAGTGATTGGTGAGGTTAGTATTGGTGATGTACCACCCCCGATACCACCTGACGTGGGATTCTTAGTTCAGCTTACTGGCAAAGTGTCATGGTTCGGCGGCCCGCAGGACGATGGTGTGGATGCAGATGAGGGGCTGGCCTTTTTCTATGACTATGAAGATGCCCCCCATCTGTTTTTGGACGAGCAGCCCATAGGAACCACCGGTTTAGCACGACGCCTCAATCCTGAACTATTCTACGTAGCTTGCCGGTGGGATTACGACGTAACTTCTAAGGATATGTTGAGCAATCCTAGCAGGCAAGCTATCGTTGTGGCCAATGGAAGAGAGTTTCTGGCGTGGCCTGCGGATTGGGGACCGCATGGAGACACTGACCGGGTGGCAGATATATCGCCGGGGTTGATGGATGCTTTGGGTATCAACACGGACGGCATCGTTGAGGTATTGTATCCGGCACCACAAAGATGATACCCTTCTGGTGGATTGCACTTCATTTAATTTTTGTTCATGGGCCAGACAATCAGGCCATAGAATTAAATATTACCGAAATTTCAAGTATTCGGGAACCACGTAAATCTGAAGGACATTTTCATCAAGACGTTAAGTGTTTGGTTATAATGACTAATGGGAAATTTATAGGGGTAATAGAGCCATGTTCAGCAGTTCTTGAGAAAATTAGGGAAGTTCAACCACCAAATTAGCCAAAATGGGCCAAATGAACAATATTTGTGACCCACAAATGGCCGCTGGTGCTCGTTGAGGCAACCCCCTGTAGGGTAGGCAACCCCCTAGCGTCAGGCCACTGATGATGTGATAAGGCAAGCCAATAACGGCAAAAATGGCCATTAAGAAGCTATTTTCGTGCCCTGCAAAGGGGTGCGTAGTGCCACTACACAAAGGGGCCGCTAGGTAGGTATACCCCCCTAAACGGCTATTTCTTTAGCCATTTCCTTATATGCCCACTCTCTCCACCTTCTATACAATAGATAGGGATTTTGGTGGCTATCGTCTATAGCTTCCCCAATTTCTCGCCATTTTAGGTTCTGCTGATCCCTCAGTCGCACAATTTCAAGTATCTTTTGGGGATCTCTAGGTGCTGCTCGTTGGGACCCAGGTGTCGGTCCTTTACGGACAACATTAGTTTGAACTGATGTTTCCGACATTTCTCTTTTCTCTCACGCGCACCTATAGGCTTATTATACCTTAAGACAAACTCATTGGCTAATTCTTTGTTGGCGTGGCCTCCCTCGACTTGCCCCCGGTCAAAAGCCGGGGGATCTTTTTATTCAAACCTTATTCGTACAACACCTTCTCCCTTTTCAGCAGCTTTGAAGGCTTTAATGGTTTCATCAAAAGATACACGAGCAGTACGTGCATCTGGGTATTTGACACGAATTCTAACTTCATTATTAGTCATTAACTCAACCTTAACTCCTTTGATATTGTGCTCTATTGTTGTCATGGCTTTTTCTCTGGCTGGTTAATTTGTAGGAGTGGAGCAGGACTAACAACTGCATCAGCTATGGCACTACCATCCTCTTGGGTATTTTAACTTCACCCACATAGCCTCGTACATGCGCCGACCACAAGAACACCCCGGTCTTGCGCACCTTTAGATGGGCAGCAACCAGATGTTTCGTAAGGTCCTCCATCTTGCGGCCACTCGCCACATAGGCGTTGTATTGAACACGGGACAATTTGAACTTAACTTCTTTGTAATCATCAACCGGGGGTTTGCCTGCTTTTACGCGGTTCTTAGATAGTTTTTCCCGTTTAACGGTATCATATTCCACACACGTTTTAGAATTAAGGATCATTAGTATGGCGAGCACATGCCGCCACTCGCCGCCAACATCAAACTGGATAAGCCTATCATACTGTGCCTTGGATACAGGGTCCATACGTTCTATAACGGTATGGTAAAAGCTTTCACTAAATCTGGTAACACCAGGATAAGCACGTGTCGTTAATTCTTTGTATGCTTCTATATCTGCTGGTGAATTTCTAAATTCCCACATATATCCATTTTTGTCCATTATGCTTTTATTCACTTCTACTCTACTAACACTTTCAGGCACAGGCTCATATTCTTTGCCTGTGGCTATTATCCAGGCTACCGGGCACAGATGCAAGAGCTCTCTGAAGAACCCAAGGTCTGTGTCTATATTACGGTGTATCCACCCCATGGTGGCCGAAATACTACCATCATTAACTTGTTCTAACAAAAACCCCATTCGGCTAGGGGGTGGTGCCCCTTTCATTTCCTTAAGCTCGTGTTCATTTTTAACCCGGTCCACAGCATCCTTAAAATCCTGGTACACAAATTCGACCCAGATTTTAGGGAACGGTAGGAAGCATATCGGCAGCCCTTGCAAGATAGCCTTTGGCCGCTTCCAGGACAGTGTTTCCACCATCTGCACCACATCTGCACTTAGCGAATACTTGGGCGCAATTTTTAAGATGTCTCTAAAATGCCGAATGCCCGGTACCATGCCGGGTTCGGGGTAGTGGTTCAGGTCCGCGTTTATAAAGTCATCGTACAACATAGGCTTATTATACTTTACAAGCTTTGTGGATACAAGCTAGATTAGCCACTGACGGAATTCATCACCCTGTAGCGTAGCTGCCATATTCATCTTCTTACGCAGAACCTGTATCAGCTTTTCGTCGAGGGTGCCCCTGGCTCTGAGGTCGATGTAGGTGACCGATCTGGTTTGTCCGATGCGATGTGGACGATCCTCACTTTGTTGTCTATCTTCATTATCGAAACTATTGGCAAAGTAGATAACAAGATTACAGGCTGTCCATGTATTTCCAAACTTTCCAACACTTTGGTTACTGACAATAAATCTGCATTTGTCATCCCTTTGAATGCGACTACGAGCGTCCAGTCTTTCGTAAATATCATGTTCTCCCCAGAACCCAACTGTTGAATCATCACCAAACTCCTCTGTTAACCGGTTGACTATCTTGCGCAGTGCTTGTGGATAGGGTGCCCAGATGATAGCTTTATCGGAAGTTTGACGGAGTATATCCACCACTGCTTGAGTGCGGTTTTCTGGTATATCATGTAAGCTCTGATCTTCTTGCTTAACGTGCCCACATAGAATGTGCTGCATCTTGCCAAGCTGATCCAACTTCATTTTAGATGTGCTAAACACACCCTCAGCCAATTTCGCAAAAGCCTGTTCTTTCATTTGATTATAAATGCGCTCTTGTTCATCTGTAAGGTCCACATCCCAAAACTGGTAAATCTTTGGTGGTAAGTCGAGAACATCTTTCTTTAATACACGATAACTATACTTCATTATCTTTTCATGTAGCTCTTCCTGGTTCCTATATCCTACGACTACCGTGGCTTTCCTAAATGGCTTGTGCTTCTCGCTTACCCTCTGGGCCATGGGCCTAAAATCAACCTGCTCCGTAATGGCATATCTGTTCCTGAATGCCCAGAAGCTGCGTTGGCCTATAATCTTCCAATCTAAAAAGCAATACTGAGTGTATAGATCCATCGGACTTTCCGGTGCTACCAACCCGGTAAGAATCCGCCTTGCCACGAATTTGTCGATGATTCCATCTAATAGAAACTTGGTGCGAGCAGCATCCTCATGAGCTATGGTGGTAGATTCATCCACCACGCCAATGACTTTACGTCCCTCTAAGAACTTAAGCAGATATTGCCGCGCCTTACCAGGACGGTTTAGGGATTCAATATTCATAGCAAGAAGCCGGGGTACCTTGCAATTCAATAACCATTGTAGAGCATCTTGATTGGCCTTGTTGCCACCGGTAATCCAGGGCACAGCCCTGATGTATTCACGCTTTTCTGGCGGTATCCATAGGTCAACCTCCCCTGGCTCCTCAGGGGTGCCTATCCAATTCATATAAGCGCCCTTTGGACCTAAGATCAAAAGGTCTTGGGCGCTGCCGTGTTCTATCCTTGCCATCCAATCATCTAAGACTGGGCGACTCTTTCCAGTGCCCTGCTCCATAATAAGAGCAAAGACACCATTGTTCCACAAGTGAGTTACGGCTGTGTCTTGGTGCTGGTACGCCTTTTCCAACTACCCCTCCCATGGCCAAGATGGGTATTGTTCCACACTATCATTTATGTCAGGTTCTATAGGCTCATCAGCCTCGTAGTTAGGGTCTGTTAACACTTCCGGCCTGTACCGCAACCGCTTCTGCTTCCAGCATGTCTTACAAGCACGGCACAATGGAATGCACCGTGCATCATAGTACCATTCGCTCTCTAGCCCAGAGCCGCAGTCACATATGCGATTGGAGTGCAGTGATCGCACCATGTAAACAACCTCCCAAAAGAGCGAACACCGCGGACATTACCGCCGCATTCGCATTTACAGATAAATTTACCTGGACCCGTTGGTTTTCTTTTTAGCGGGGCGCTTCTTTTTGCCCTGCTTAAGGAGCCAGTCCGCTTGTTTTTCAATCTCTTTTGCATAGTCGTAGTCCCTGGCTTTTACGAAGCCTACCGCCACTTCACCGTTGGCCTTGAACTCGTCCCTGCGCACGTATCCAAGGGCAGCGGCGACTTGGCTCACAGTGGCATTTTGTGGGCGGCGAGTACTGCCATTGAACCAATTATCGAGAGTACCAACAGCAATCCCGGTAATCGCCGCAGCTCGGCTGTTTTTCATTTTAAGTTCAGACTTAACCATAGTCCGCAACGCATCAACAATTGGGTCTTGGTCAGTGAACTTATAGTTCCGATATATGGTGATCTTCACTTACGCCCCCTTCTGGTGGCGCATTCGGTCCTTCATGCGCTTGGTGAGGACATAACCGGTGGTCTTGCCGGTGGTGGAGTACTCAACCAGACCTTGCGTTTTCAGCATATGC